CCTGCACGTCGTGCTATTCACGGCAAGGTAAGTCAATTACCGGCGCTGATACTTACCCTGGGTTATGACCCACAAGAACACATACTAAGAGTTGCTGTAGTTAAGAATCGTTTTGGACCACACGGTGCTGATGGTAAAGATTATGCTGGACTCTTTACTAACTATGGCGCTTGTCAGATAAGCGATGCTGATGCTTATGGCAGAATGTATAGACACCAAGCGATGGCGGGGAATAATGTTTGAATGGATAGAGCGAGTCATCAGAGATAAGATCATTAAAGAGATAGAGGACTGCATTGAATATCCAGAAGATGACTACGAGCGTGGACTTAACAGAGGTATGGCAGTAGCAATTAATATTATTAGGAGCAAGAAGAAGTGAGCGCGGTGAAATTACTTGGCAAGTAAATACAACCGAGTCAAAGGTAGCATCTTTGAAACAGATGTTATGAAGTGGCTCCGTAAAGCAGGTGTCCTAGCTGAACGCTTAACTAAAGCGGGTAGCAAGGATGAAGGAGATATGGTTGTTGTCATTGCTGGCAAGACCTACATCCTTGAACTCAAGAACAGGTCAACTTTATCGTTGCCTGAGTTCTGGAGAGAAGCAGAAGTTGAGGCGCTTAACTATGCTAATGCTCGTGGTATTGGGGAAGTGCCACTGCATTACGTTGTAGTCAAGCGCCGCAACGCTGGCATAGAATCAGCTTGGGTAATCCAAGATCTTAAACAATGGTTAAAGGAGAAAGAATAATGGCAACACCAGAAGGTGCTATCACTAGCACGCAAACTTGGACAGCAACACCTGAAGAAGTAACGCCGGTAGTTGAAGACCTTGATTTGATTCAAGAACAAACTATTGACACTAAGGGCTATCCAGTAAAGTTAATAGAGAAGGTAGCAAATATGATTATGATGGGTGGTTACGCAGAACAAGTAGCAGTTGATGTTATTGAACTGGTAACTAATTGGAAGGAACCTAAAACCAAAGCTGTTCCAAAATGATTTGCCACGACTGTCTAGTTGGCGGTGTATTAAACACCGAAGGCTACTACGATAAGGCCACAGACTTACACTACCAATGCGAGGATAAGGGGTGCGTGTGTCAGCACAAGGTTGGTCCAGGGTTGATCGTAAGAAAAGGTTCAGTGGTGCCACCGATGCAAACACAATCCCCATAGGGCCAATAGTCCTAGCATTTGGTGGGGAAGTAAGAGAAGGTAAGTCCAGCTCGGTGCGTTGTGTATTGCACAACGACAGCAGGCGTAGCGCAGTAATCAACACAATAGATAATCTCTATTACTGTCATACCTGCGGTAAGGGTGGCAATGCAGTCAACTTGGTTTGTTTATTAGAGAATATGGAGTTTAAAGATGGGCTTAAACGCGCAGTCGAAATTGCTGCAGGAAGCGGCGCAACGATACGCACGACAAATAACTCCCGAAACTCTAGTCGCACTCGCAGAACGTGGGATCTCTGAGTTAGTAGCAACTGATTACCAGATAGGAACTATCGTTGAGCCTATCAATGGACACGAGATGTATGAAGGATGGATATCTATCCCATACATAACAGTCAACGGGTCTTGTGTTGGCTTTAAGTTTCGGCGCCTTGATGATGGCAAGCCTAAGTATGGTAGTCCTACGGGCCAGAAGGCACACCTGTATAACGTGAAAGATATTACTATTAGCAGCAAGCATATTGTTATTACTGAAGGTGAGCTAGATGCAGTCATTACTTCAGGAGTTCTAGGTATACCGGCAGTCGGAGTGCCAGGAGTGGCTGCTTGGAAGACACACTTTCCTAAGTTATTTAGTGGCTATGAAACTGTATATGTTGTAGGAGATAATGATGTTAAAGAGGATGGCTCTAACCCAGGAGCTGAGTTCGCTAAGCGTGTCGCAAACGAGGTGATGAACTCAACTATTGTTACACTACCACCTAATATGGATATCAATGACTACTACCTAGCCAATGGTATCGAGGCTACCCGTAACCTGCTGATAGGAGAGTCTAATGAATGAGCGAGGAAATGGAACTAGCTCTGACAATTTTGATAGAGAGTGGCTTCATAGTGCTGAGCGTAGACCAGGTTCACAAGCAGTTCGTGGTAACCCTTCGACCAGTCCGTTAGCAGACCACGCTGCAGTAGTAGGTTATAGATCTATCGGTGTCAATACCGATGACCTTGTATCGTTCATAGAATCCTTCGCTTCGCTACGTGCAGGTCGTGTTAAGAATGTAGGACACGATCAGTATGCGTTAGCAAGTGGACAGAAGTTCGAGTCCTTTACTACCTCAGATACCATCAGAGAATTACTAGAGGAGATAGCTGACGCTAGCAACTACCTAGACTTCCTTGCTATCAAACTATTAAACATCCAACACACTATAGATTTGGTGCTACCTGACTGTGACTGAACTAGACCCTGCGGTATACGATTTAGTTCCTTCTGTTACTAATAGTATTCACCGCCGTTACAAAAACTTTATAGAGAAGGCAGACCTGGCTCAAGAGTGCTACGTGTGGGCTACTTCTCGTGCTTACTATATCAACGAGCAGTTAGCCGAAGAAGATATCGAACAATACAAACATAACCTGCAACGTATCGCTTGGCAAATGCGTAGGGTAGCTGAGCGCTATGCTCGTAGACAGAAGGCTGAGAAGTCTGGCTACTCAGTAACGGATGAAACTTACTACGAGTCTGCCACCTTGGGCCAGCTACTACCATTCGTTATTGCTTCGGTAGTAGACGGCACAGTGCTAGAACAGATACAAGATATGATTCAAGATGGTCAGCCTCGCGGCTCATCATCACCATCAGAGGGCGGCAACTTACTTGCAACCCTGATAGATATTAAGAAGTCTTACCTGAAGTTAGACCAGTCCGATAAGGACTTGTTACTGCTTAGACACCACGAGGGTCTTACCCTCCAACAAATAGCTGAAGCATATGGTTGCGCTTTATCTACCGCCGATAGGCGTTGTGCTAATTCACTTCGTAAACTGCAGAACTTGCTAGGTGGGGACAGTCCGTTTAGATGATAGAAGCAGAACTCTTTGACTATTTAAAGCAGGATTTATATCCAGATCTTGTTAAGAGTCCTGGTATCTACGACTCCTTCGACTGTATTAGTGAGCAAGCAGCGCACTATATAGAACTTAAGTGCCGCCATACCCACTACCCAACCCTGCTCATAGAGGAGATGAAATATCGCAAGCTCATAACACAGAGCGCTGAGCGCGATCTCATTCCCTTTTACATTAACTCTACTCCACTTGGTATCTATTCCTTTGACCTAATGGATATACCAGAACCAGAGTGGTTCAATCATATTATGCCAGCAACAAGTGAGTTTGAGAACCAAGAGAAGATAACCAAGTCGGTAGGTTATTTAGATATAGAGGAAGCTATTAAACTATGATCTATGATTACAAGTGCAAGTGTGGTTCAACCTTGCAGGTTGAGAGATCTATCCACGAGGAAGCTAGCAACCCTGTTTGCTATGACTGCCACGAAAGTATGGAGAGGGTATGGTCCTCTCCTCCTGTTACCTTTAGAGGTCCTGGCTTCTATATAAACGATAAGTAAATAGTAAAGCCCCACCTGACGGATAGGTGGGGCTTACTTATTGCGGGGACGGAAAGAGGGTTTACATCAACCCGCAAACTTAGTTTAGCATAGCTTCTAATATCTCTTTCCCTAAAGCATATGGGACACGGCTTCTATCTTCATCGCCTTTTATACCTTGAGTTCCGGTTCTTGATCCTCTAGGTGCTGACTCGTGGCAAGTCATACCATTCTTACAAGGAGTAAGTGGTTTCCAATTTGGAACTGTTCCCCACAAGTCTGTTGGTTTCATTCTAGTATCACCATACTGACAATATGTAACTGTCCGGCGCTCTAATTTTTCCATTAACTTTTGTTTTCTCAGCATACCTCTAGGGTTTTCAATTAAAAAACCGTAGGTTGGGTTCAACTGCTCAATAAGATTTATAGTGTGTTGAACCAGGGCCAAGGCTTCAGCCGCCTGACCATCTCTTGGAGTGCCGTCGGGGTGCCAATACCTTGAACACGAAGCAACACTAAATTTCTGGCAAGGTGGACTAGCCCAGATAAAGTCTGGCTTACCATAATTAGTTATTAAATAATCAGCAGTAAGTTTTAGAATGTCCCTTTCGTCTGCTTCAAACTTACTACCTAATTCTACTTTGATTATTTTATGTCCAGAGTCAGCAAAAGCTTGAGTCGCTGACCCGGTTCCGGAGAAGAAATCAAATATCAACATAAATTAGTAGTAGTTGTTCCTTCTCTGGAAAGCGTCGGCTCTACAAGGTGTGTCGTGTCGGTGAGAAATATATCTAAGACCTCGTAAGATTTGAGTAGCAGGATCTCTGCTTGTCTCTCCAAGGTGCTGAGCAATACCGAAAGCTGACGATCTTGGTCTGCCCGCGCCGTCAAGAGGTCTGGCGTGGTTGTCAAACCTGCTCTCACGGGTCCAAAGGGCGATGAGACAGGCTCTCTCTCGCCCGCGCCACCCGAAAGCAAGGTCAGCGTAACGTGCTGCGAGCTTTTTATTCTGTAACTTCTGCTCATAGCTCACTGGCCCCTTGTTTATTACGGGTTTCGTGCGGTGTATCTCTACTTCTATCGGTATTGGCCCCGGTGTGAGTGTCCATATTAGAACTAGTATTACCGTGAACGTCAACCCAAGCCTTCCCCTGCGTGTGATCATTTAACTTCTCCTCCTCAAAGAGTTCTTTATACTGGTCAGGGTAAGCCTTAGCTAACCGGGTAAGCGCTCTCACCCTCGCCCTCTGGTAATTACGTAGCCATACCGCATACTTAGCGGCAGCTATCAAGCGCTTATTCTCCATCTATCTTTTCCTCTCCCGCGATCATCAACACGGCGATAGTCAATACAATTATTATACCAATAGCCAGGTTCATCGGGTAATCCTATCTAGGGTATTGGTGATACCTGCCAGGACTAGGTAGCTTACATCTATTGGCTCGCCCACTAGCACGGCATCCTCCCCGTCTTCCGACCAGCTCGTTACGAATATGCGTGAGTTCACCGGGCCATTACGCCAATACTTAATGCACTCGGTTACATCTCCCCCGCCCCATATGGCTATGCCTTGCTCATCCACCACCTCGTAAAAGGTTACGTTCGTGGTCTTACTCTTGAAGCTGATTACATTACTCATTCTTGCCCCATATCCATAAGGTAATCATCAGTTAAACATATGTTACATATAATGATATCCTCATCATAGATATTCATACACATATTACATCTAGTCATTACCTTATCCTCTTTCTCTTGTAGTTGTATTTCTGCTAGTGCGTGGGTCATACGCATTATGTTACGCATACCCATATCGGTATTGCCTGCCCATATCTGCTGAATGGCTAGCTTCTCACAGAGATCTGCCTTAGCTTTATAGTATTCAGGTGTTGGCTTAGACATTAGCTTTCACCTTCTCGCCTTCCCACTTAAAGAACCCGCCGACTTGCGACTCCAGCCAATAGCCTAGTGAGTCTGCCCCTTGCGAGTTATTTTCGTAGTCAATAGCCCATTGTGGGTAGGCAATTTTTCTCCCGTTATCGTCTAGGAAGGTTACTTCGTAGCCGTCGTAAGTGTTATAAGAAAGATCGGCAATATGCTCCTTGCCCTCTACCTCTACCTTTACTGTTAATACATAGCTATTTATTTCATTATCTTTAAGTGTTACTTTCATTTCATATCCCTCTTTCATTATTGGTTACGCAAGGAGGCTATCTCCTTGGCGTCTTCTTCCTCTTGCTCTTCCTTGTATCTGTCTCTCTCATCCTCATCCAGATCCCAATCTTGTTCGCCGTCATTCATCATCGCTCTCTCCCTCCTCGACTTCCCGAATTATATCGTTAATCGTCCTATCCATTAGCTCACCCTCTCCCATACATCATTAAATTCTGCGTCTTGCCACGCGCCGCAGCCCTCGCAGACCATATCTTTAACGCTCATATTGAACACTAAGTAATCGCCGTGTCCGCATACCTCGCACTTATATTCCATTACTCTCCCTCTCTCTCTGGCTCGTGTTCATAGAATTCCCCACAGAAATCGCACTGAATTAAATCACTCATCACTCGCCCTCTCTTTCCCATAGTGTCCGATAGATAAACTTCTCTCCCGTAGGCGTAGCTAATTCCTCTACCTCTAATTTAATTAGCGGGTTATTGTAATTAAGTAAGCTCCACCACCGCATAGACTTCCACGTGTAGCGGATACCTAGCCACGCTCCCTCTACCTTGTAAGCGTATCCACTCTTAGGCTTAGATCCGGTGAAGGTTACCCGTATCTTCTGGCCCGTGCGGATAGTCTCGCTCACTTCCCCCCACCCATTCATCGCGTCGCTAGACGCACTAGTGCTTAGCAGCTTAGCGGTATCTAATTTCATTAGCTCGCCCTCTCTCTCTTGTAATTGACTATAAATAAGAATAAACAATCATCACACCGTATTAGGCCATTAGGATCTACCGGTGTATCGCAATCTATACAATTACGCATTATTTACCCTCTCCCTCTCTCATATATTGACGAAAGAGCTTAATGCTCTCTCTCTTGTTATAGCCGTAATAGCTGCGGGTTACTAGGTAACCCGCTCTATCGCTCGCATAGATAACCCACGCGCCCGCATAATTGCGCTCTATATTCATTAGCTCACTCTCTCTTTCATTAGTTGCGAGTGCCCTAGCAGCCCTCTAACTCTAGCTAATTGATCTAGTCTGCCTTGATAATAAGTGCGGTTAATATCTCCCGCCACGCAATCGTTTATCCTCTCTAATATCCATTCCGCTTCTACGTTTAAGAATTGCTCTAACTCTTTCATCGCTCGCCCTTTCTCTCTCTTTCGCTCGCCCTCTCACGCCTTGCGAGAGGGTTACTATCCGGCTAGGGATAGTCCACCGGCTACCGCGTAAGCGATAACCGGCGGACCATTACTAGACTAGTTAGTCCGCATAGGCATTAATAGCCCGTGCCAATTAATCTTCTCGTGATTAATCTTCATCTTTATTGGTTTTTTATCACCGGTAAAGGTGATTAATTGCCCGCCGCCATTAGTCGGGACCTTATCGAATGACGCAAGATAAGCCGCGTCTATGCGTAGTTCGCTAACCGGCGCGGCCTCTCCCTCGAATAGCTGCTTGAACGGTGGGAATTTCTGCCCGGTGTATAGGTTTACCACTAGATTAGTCCCGCCCTCTCCCGCGTTAATAGTTACGGTAAGGATATCCCCGGCCCGGTTAAGCGATACGGTAGCGCGGCCTAGGGCCGCCTTAGATAGCGCCTTAATAGCTGCGGTTATTCTCTTAATGTCTGCTAGTGGAATACTAATCGGATCGAGGGTAACACCCTCGCCCTCTCCCGCGAGCGTAACCTCGCCGTAAATTAGGCGATATCTATCGGTAGCGACGGCGGTAAAGATCCCGGCGCTCGCGCTCACGTTTACGCAATTAAGCGCCGGTAAGTCTGCCTTACTATGCGCCGCGATAGCTGCGCCGGTAAGTAGGTCAAGCGCGGTCCCGGCGTCGAGCGTTAGCCCTTGCAAGGTGTCTGCCCTTGTTATTGTGTCCATATTTCCCTCTCTCATTAGGTAATTACTGCTATTAGTAGCAGTCCACGGCCTACCGGATAACCGATAAGCCACGGGCCGCCACTAATCGCTAGATTCTGCATTAAGTAATTGTTCAAGCCACGCCATTACGTCATTAGGCCGGTCCGCATATTCCTTTAATGCGTCGCCTAAGTAATCTAACTCAAGGTAGCCTAATGTCCGGTGGACATTCGATAAGTCGAATAGTGGAGCGCCGTAATTATCGGCAGAATATCCGATTAAATCTAGGAATAGGGTAATTGGCCCTTGCCCGGCGTCATAGTTAAGGGACCATTCATAGAGCGCGTTAGTGTGCGCCGCATAGTCCGGCGGTGTCTCTAACAATTCCCAAAATTTAGGGTTAGTTATTGTAGCCATATTAGTTATTCTCCTTAGTTAGTTTATTGATATCCTTAATAGCTGCGATGATGAACGGCACGGCAAGAATAAGGCCGGCTATCATCACGCCGCGAATGTAAACGGTTAGTGTCTGCTCTAGTAGTTCCATTAGTTAGTTTCCTCTTTACTCTCTAGCCTTATTTTTAAGGCGTAAGCGTTTAAATCGTCTAGGTTTTTAATATTGTTATCCTTGTATATTTTTTTATTATTCTCGATTATCTCTTCCGGTGTTAGTCTCATTAGTTAGCCGCATCGCAATATTTCGCCACGTGATAACCTTGCGAGTCTGCTTTATCCTGCTCGAAATACTGGCCGCAGGCGCCGCAATTAGAATCACTTAAAACCTTACTAGTGCCGAATTGCTTAACGTCATCTACGCAATTTTGGCAGCAATTACCGAATGGCTCGATGCTTAAACCGCTTTCAATTACTACGCCGCATAGGCCGCAGCTCCCGTATTGATTACTCATTATTTAACCGCCTTATTTAGTAGCACTACTCCAATAATTAAAGATAGACACAATAGAGATATAAGCGCCGTAAAGATTAATAGCGGCGCGGTAATCATTACCGCATTAGTGCCTATTAATACATATAGATAAACCGGTAACAAGATACTTACCGCTAACGTTAAACCTTGCATAATTTCCCTCTTTCCGATAGCTCGACGGGCGCCGGGCTAGTGGTCTAATGATATTACGCACATTAGTCTAATGTCTAGTCAATTTTTTAAGTGTCGGGCCGGGTAATTCGGATCTTTATCTACCTATTAGGCCGGGCCGGGAGCTAGGGCCGGGCCAATAGCTGCCCGATATCCGGGCCAATAGTTAGGGCCAATTGGTAGCAGCTAGGCCAATAGTCCGGGCCAATAGGTGGGAAAGAATAGGCCGCAAGATATCGGGCCGCGCCTATCGGTTAGTAGCTAGGCCGGGGAGCTATCGGTTAGGGCTTAGGGCTTAGGCCGGTTAGTAAATAGTTAAGGAAAGAGCGCCGGTTAAATAGCAGTCCACCAGATACGGCCTAACCTTCCACCGCTACGGCAAACCGCCAAACAATATGGCAAGCCAAACCGCACGGCACGGCAGAAACCGACCCCCCCGTGTTAAATGCGTTGACGCATCCCTGTATATACCCACTATAAATATTTTGACTAAAGTGAAAGGGCCGTAATTAGACAGTAGGCCTCCCGTCTGTATAGGTATTTAGTGAGTTACACCACAAATAAAAGATTTATTTCCTAAAAGCGGGAAATGCTTAAAATTTACTGCCTTATACAGTATAGGGAGCAAATCTTTATACGCTTCGATTTGCGACCAGGTTGGCCTCTGGCGAGGCCCCCTAGGGCTGAGCCTAGTTTTACCCCTCAGTTCGCTGTAGCTCCTTCGGGCGCCAAGCCCGAACAGTGCGGTTCTTCGCACCGCTTTTAGTAGGGATAGTTCTATTAAAATGGCAGACGCCTAGTATCAATTCCTCAACCTAGTATAAGAATGAAATTCGCGGCATTACGCCGCTTGGAGGAATACGTGGCAGAAAACTCAGCAGATATAGCTAAGAGGATTATCCTTGGCTGTATAGCAGAAGGTATGACCGTAGACGCCGCTTGTGCCTCGGCTGGCAAGTCTATGAAGACTTATGAATATTACCGGCGCACCGATAAGGTCTTCGCCGACAAGATGGATCGAACTAGGCTAGGTCTGAAGGATAAGGCTTTTGCCTCCGGCGATGTCCACGATATAACCTTCGCCGAGTTTAGACAGCGTTTTTTAAACTCCAAGACTTTTGGTCATCAGCAAAATATCGTAGATGTAATTGAGGGTCGTGAACCTTCGTGGCTACACCCATCTATGAAGTATGAGCCTGGCCTATCTGATAATAGAATCCTTATTAACATCCCGCCAAACCACGCCAAGTCTATGACGATAACCGTTGACTACGTTACTTGGCAGGTAGCTCGTAATCCTAACTTTAGAGTCTTGATAGTTTCCCAGACTCAACGCCTAGCCTCTGACTTTCTCTACGCCATAAAGCAACGCCTAACACATCCAATGTATCAGGACCTTCAGAGTGCATATGCTGCTGGCGTAGGGTTCAATTCTAAGTCAGCCTCCTGGCAAGCAACTCGAATCACCTTCGGTGATGAACTACGTGAGTCCGGTGAAAAAGACCCGAACATTGAGGCTGTAGGTATTGGCGGTCAGATTTACGGTAAACGTGCCGATATGATTATTGTGGATGATGCTGTTACCTTGTCTAACGCAAATGACTTTGAACGCCAGATCAAGTGGCTAACACAGGATGTAAGGTCCCGTCTTAACCCTACTGGTAAATTAATTATTATTGGAACGCGGGTAGCCTCTGTAGATCTCTACAAGGAACTACGCAACGAAGATAGATACCCAGGTGGCCTAGTCCCTTGGAAGTATCTGGCTATGCCAGCTCTGCTGACAGTTGATGAAGACCCCGACAAGTGGGAAACTCTCTGGCCTTACTCTGATGCACCATTTGATGGGCAGACCGAAGTAGAACTGACACCAGATGGCCTATACCCTCGCTGGTCTGGACGTAACCTTTATAACGAACGCCAAGCAATGGACGCTTCTACTTGGGCTTTGGTATATCAACAACAAGATGTATCAGAGAACGCATCCTTTGACCCAGTATGTGTTCGTGGTTCTATTGATGGTATGCGTAAGGCTGGTCCGTTAATTGGCGGACATCCAGGACATCCACGAGATTTAAACGGCTTTAGTATTATCTGCGGTTTAGATCCTGCAATGATTGGTGATACTGCAGCTATCTGTTATGCCATTGACCGATCAACCAAGAAAAGGTATATCGTAGATGCTATTAAGATTAGCCGTCCGTCTCCAGCCGCTATCCGTAATCTTATTTTTGATTGGACATCCCTCTACGCTCCCTCAGAATGGATCGTCGAAAAAAACGCCTTCCAATCCTTCTTAACACAAGACGAAGGTATCCGCCAGCACTTAGCCTCTAAGGGTGTGCAGTTTAAAGAACATCATACTGGTAGCAATAAGTGGGATAGTGGATTTGGTGTAGCTTCTATGTCTACCCTATTTGGCACTAAGCAATTTGATGGCAAGCATCATAGAGATAATCTAATACATCTGCCTTCAGATCAAACCGAGAACATTAAGGCTTTGATAGAACAGTTAATTACCTGGACGCCTACCACTAAGGGTAAGACCGATATGGTAATGGCTCTCTGGTTCTGTGAGATTAGAGCAAGAGAAATGATTAACTATGGTAACTATGCTACTCACCATATGAAGAACCCGTTCTTATCTCGCCACGAGATAGGTAAGCGAACAGTCATCAACTTAGATGAAGCCTTCGCAGAACAAAACAGAATGAAAATAATCTAAGGAGAAGACAATGGGCGCATTACAAGATAAGGCACGTAAAGCTCGTAGACTAGCAAAAGAATCATTTGGCGGAGTTAGTTACAGTGATACAAAGAAAATAGCAACAAACAATGCTAAAGCTGCTGGTAGAAAATTAACACCTGCAGAAGAAACTCGTGCCGCTAAAATAATACAAACACGTCGTCAAAATGACCGTGACCGCACAATGGCTCGTGCAGAATTTATAGCAGGCCCTAAATCTCCTAGAGCAAAGCGTGAAGCAAAAGCAAATGTTTCAGCAGCAGTATCTGGTGGAGCAGCAAAGAAAGTAACACCAAAGGCTAAGCAAAAAACTCTTAACGATTTTCTTAAAGAAGGTAAACGTCCTCCAAGCAAAAACAAGAAGATACCTTCAGATGCCGATGTAATTATCAAGGGTTACAACGACAAGAAAACTTTATCTAAAAATAAAAAGAAGTAAGGAACCCCATTGCTATCAGTCAAAGAAGTAGACGCTAAAGTATCGCGTCTGAAATCGCGCTCTGCAGCGCGAGATCAGCGTATGCGCGATGTCCTTTCCGTGCGTCAGGGCGATATCTCTAAGGTATTCCCATCTATGTTCTCAGAGGAATATCCAAAGCCTCTAGTCGCAAACTTCATTGACGTAGCAGCACGTGACCTTGCAGAAGCTATGGCACCACTGCCATCCTTTAACTGCTCAGCAACCAATATGGTTTCCGATTCGGCACGTAAGGCAGCAGATACTAGAACTCGTATTGCCAACTTCTATGTAACCAACTCTGACTTACAACTACAGATGTATACCGCAGCCGACTGGTATAACACCTACGGTATGTGTGTTGGTATGGTTGAGATGGATTACGATGATAACAATCCTCGTATCCGTATGCTTAATCCATTTGGCGTTTACCCAGAGTTAGATCGTTATGGTCGCACCTTATCCTTGACACAGATAATTGTTACCGATGCCGAATCTTTAGCAGCGCAATACCCAGAGTATTACGACCAGATACTAGGTCGAAACCAGTATCAACTATCTTCCCCTTATATCTCAATGGTTCGCTACCACGATGCAGAACAAGACTTGCTTTATTTACCAGAGCGCAAGAATCTAATCTTATCTCAGACTAAGAACGTTCTTAACAAATGTATGGCACGAACAGTTATGCGTTCATCTCTTGACGGTGAAGCACGTGGTCAGTTCGATGATGTGCTATCAGTGCAACTTGCACGTGCTCGTTTTGCTATCCTTCAGATTCAAGCTGCTGAAAAATCTATTCAAGCACCTATTGCTATCCCACAAGATGTGCAAGAGTTGGCCCTTGGCCCA